CTACTGGCAATTTTGCAAAAGCGCTATGGCCTGGTGTAAATGCCTGGTACGGAAAAGCGTATAATGAATACCCTGTCGAGTATGATAAACTCTTCGATAAATTTACGTCTCGGCGTAATTTTGAAGAGGATGTTGGTGTATCGTCATTTGGTCTGGCTATCCAGAAAGCTGAAGGCGCACCCGTATCATACGATTCAGAGCGTCAGGGATTCATTACTCGGTATACGCATGTCGTGTATGCCCTTGGCTTCTCGGTTTCTCGTGAGGCTATGGAAGACGATATGTATGACATCATTGCACAACGGCGTGCTCAAGGTCTTGCATTCTCAATGCGCCAGACCAAGGAAGTCGTTGGTGCAAATGTCTATAACCGTGCATTCAATGCTTCCTATCCTGGCGGCGACGGCGTTTCTCTGATCAATACCGCACATCCAAACGTGGCTGGCGGTACCCAATCAAACCGTCTCTCAGTTGACTCGGATCTTTCCGAGGCGGCTCTTGAGCAGGCTTGTATTGATATTCAGGGATTCCGCAATGACCGGGGTCTACTGATCGCTCTTCGCCCAACATCACTTATCATTCCCTATACCCTAGAGTTCGAGGCTCATCGTATTCTCAAATCAGTTGGCCGCACTGGCACTGATCTGAACGATCCCAACGCTCTAAAAGAAATGGGGATGATCAAGAATATTGTGGTAAGCCACTTCATCACTGACACTGACGCTTGGTTCCTCCGTACCAATGCCCCGCATGGTATGAAGTATTTTGAGCGTCGTGCCGATGAATTTACGACTGACAATGACTTTGATACTGAGAATGCCAAGTTCAAAGCCACTGCTCGTTATTCATTCGGCTGGTCAGACTGGCGCGGTCTATACGGCTCACCAGGTGCGTAATAAAACAGGGGGATAATCTCCCCCTGTTTTGAGGAGTCGATATGCCACTCACAGTTAATATCTCATACCCAAAAGTTAGAGATGTTTATACTAAGGTAGTTCCAATCCTACGTACTGACAACGCGACAGTAAAATGTGTATTGCCGAAGAATGCTGTTGTTACCAAGGTAATGGTAAACCAGACATCAAACGCAGTTACTGGAGCAGGCTCATTCAGTCTAGGATGGAGCGGTAGCGCAAACTCACTGATTAATGCATTTTCTATGGCAACTACCAAAGTTGGCTTGGTTGCCCCAGGAACTGCTGTTGGTGCGTCTGTTGGTACCCAACTTACCGAAGATAAACAGATCATTTCAACCTATACGGTTGGAACATCCACCGCTGGCGGCGAGGGCTATGTACTCATCGAGTATTTCGTCCCAGGCGCTGGCGAAGGTATGTATGACTAATTAGGGATGGGGGGATTATTCCCCCCCTCTCTTACAAAGGAAGATAAATGCGTTCGAAATCAGTCACATTATCTGCTGTTGGTGTTTCCAACTGGATTCCAGTCAATTGGAAACAGCGACCAGTGAATATTGGTGTAGCTGTTGATTTCAGTTCCGGTGCATCTGGAATTACTTACGAAGTACAGCATACATTCGATGATCTTGGAAAAAAGACCCCAATTACAAGTATTTCAAGATCTGGAAATACTGTTACTGTCGTTTTTGCCAGTGACCATCTTGTAAATGCAAATGATTCCATTGTAGTAGAGGGATCAGGAATTAGTGGAGCAGATGGAGTATTTCCTGTTGCTTCTGTTGTAAACAGCACCACTCTTACTTATACTACGTCAACTTCAGGAACTGCTACTGGCAATACAGACACACGAGTAACTTTACTTCGTGTATTCCCACATGAATTTCTCACAAATAAAACAGTAACAGATGACGGTAACTATGCTTTTCCTATTACTGCGGTTAGACTGTCTGTTTCAGCATTAACTGCTGGCGCAGCCACACTAACTGTAATTCAAAGCGGAGCTTAATATGCTATTGAAACGAGTCTATGAAGACGGCCGTTGCACCAAAGTAGAGATTAAACATACTGGTTTCGATAGAGAACAGAATTTCTCTACCAGACTTGTTTCTGGTGCAATGGCCGAAGGCTGGATGCGAATGGATGATAAGCATATCTACGTCAAGACTACTGAAGAAGAGCTTGTTTACAAAATCAACAAGCGTCCCGGTTACTATTGTTGTTTCGATGATAAATACTTTGAATCCGTAGATATGGTCAAATCATGGGTTGAATCCAACTATAAAGACAAGGAGTCCCCTGATCCACAGAACCCACTTGGATATAAGAAACTAAATCATTATGAGTGTGTTCTTGAAGCACACCAGCATGAAAAATATAAAGCAAACAAAAAGGACAATTCTCCTGGATTTATGAAAAAACTGAAGGAACTGATCTATGGCTAACATGGTCATGAATATTGCTCTTGGGCGTGTAACGGAACTGTATAATCGTGTAGATACAAATGATCCTGCAAACTCCGTACTAGTAGTGATTGCATGGAACGCATCTGCATCTGATGCTACGATCAAAGATGTGGATACTGTAGCTGCATTGGAAGCAACATCAGGAGTAGATGAAGTTACCAATACCGGTTATGCACGCAAAATCTTAACTGATGCAGATCTTGTTGCATTTGCTCCAGATGATACCAATGACCGTGTTGATCTTGATATTCCAGATCAGACTTGGACGGGAGTAGCAGCAGGTACAAACTGGACAGATCTTGCAATTTGTTACGATAATGATTCTACTTCTGGAACAGATTCAAACATCATTCCTCTGACTTGGCATGATTTCGTAGTAACTCCTGATGGATCTGATATTACAGCACAAATTGCTGCTGCTGGTTTCTACAGGGCGCAGTAATGAAAAAAGTCATTTCGGTAATCCATCATCTAGTTTTATTGTCTATATTCGCAATCTTGTTAGCGGTGTTCTCGGTTGCATTTGCGGATGATGTACGTGTGTGTTACTCTAATCCTAACGACATCCCGAGGAACACTGATGGCAAGATCAAAAGGAGTCAGGAGGCAAAGTATAAGTTCTCAAAGGAACATCCATGTCCGTCTACTGGTCTTACTACTGGTGCGTGTATAGGATGGTACATCGATCACGTCATCCCGCTCACCTGTGGTGGCTGCGACGACATCATCAACATGCAGTGGCTCCCTGAAGACCAGTGGAAGGACAAGAGCAAGTGGGAGCGCAAGGTCTACTGTGGAAGGTGAGGAGCAATGAAAAAGTCTCTCCTGATTCTGAATGATGTGGTGATCGCAACTATTATCGAGATCATTTCGCTGCCTCTATCGCTCTTAGTTCCAATCATTGTCCTCTTCGCCAAGTGGGATGACAAGCCGACCACTTGGACCGGAGGCGCGGACGACTACGAACATCCAGCAGTCCGTGGCGACCTGCCTCGGTGGGCGTATATCTGGAGTACACCAGATGAGCGGCTGCCGGGCGACGTGCGTATGCAGCAGACGCGTGAAGTTCTTGAGTGGACGACCAAGAAGTTTGGCGAGAAAGTTGGTCGTTACCTGACGAGCGTCTGGTGGCTGTGGCGCAACTGTATGTATGGCCTGTCGTGGGTCACAAGTGCAAGACCAAGCGATGGAGACTTCTACAAACCACAGACGCCCAGTCTCGTCTGGCGCGAGAGCGAAGGTATCTGGAGGTGGTGGAACAGGTTCGGTCCTGTTGAACTTCAGGCTGGGTGGAAGCCACACAGGGCAGACGAGAAGGCTCACTGGCAGCATGGACCATTCGTGGTGATTCGGTACGTCTCGATCAGGAAGGCGAAATAAGGTATGCCACGTCAGCAGGTAGCAAACGACAACTTCAACCGCGCAGACGAGACACTCGGTTCACCAAACTGGCAGCAGATACTCCCTGGCTGGGGAAATGTCGTAGTCAGATCGAACAAGGTACGAGGGACAAACGCCGCAGGCGAATCCCAAGCGGCAGGCTGGATTTCCAACACATTTAACAATGACCAGTATGCAGAAGTCTCGGTAGACGCGACAGGAATCGGATTTGGTACCAGCACACTTGGTGGCGTAGGGTGCAGATGGAACGGTTCGAATGAACCGAACCATTCGATGTACGAGGCAATATGGATTAACGCACCGACTCCTGAGCTTCGAATAAACAAGGTCATAAGCGGTACGCGGACGATACTAGCGAGCACGGCGTACTCTCCAGGAGCGCCGTTCACGCTTGCACTCGAATGTGTAGGCAGCAACCTGGCGCTGCTAGTCAACGGCACGACGCAACTGACGGCAACGGATAATACACTTACTTCTGGTGGGGCAGTAATCATTGCCAAGTCTGATTCTGGCTCACCACTCCCAGCACTGGACGACTGGTCTGCGGGGAACATCACATCTGTCACTCTCGACCAGAAAGCATACCGCTACTTCAATGATGACGGGAGCGAGAGCGGAAGTACTGCGATGGCCGCACAGAATACAGATGTAACAGTGTCATCCGGAGGCGTCTTCCGAATCCGCTTCGGCATTCAGGCAACGGGTGATCCGACAGGAAAACAGTTCCGCCTCGAATACGACAACATGGGCGGATCGAACTGGAGACAGGTACCATAATGTTTCATACAGTTTCACGAGTAGCAGAAAGCTCTACTAGTACAGGTACTGGAAACTTTTCTCTAAATAGTGCTCTTACTGGGCATATCAGAGCAAACCAGATCCCGAACATCGCTGTCAACGACTTCTTCGACTACACAATCGAGGCAGTCGATGCGAACGGCGTGCCGAACGGAGATTGGGAAGTCGGCATCGGCACGTACAGTGCGGCGAATACTCTTGCCCGCACCATCGTCACCGAGTCGAGCAACTCAGGTTCGCTTGTCAACTTCGGCTCTGGCACGAAGTACGTCTACCTAAGCCCAATCGCACTAAGGTTTGGCCTGAACCGGAGCCGGTGGGCGTTCTACGAAACGGATTTTCTCGGTCCAGCAGGTGCGGCGACGCTCGAAGCGGCGTCGATGATCTGGGACGTGGCACTCCTAAGCGCAGGCACGCAGACCAAGGTTGCTGGTACGGCTGGACACCCCGGACAGTGGCGGTGTGCATCTTCCACGACTGCAAACAGCGGTGCATACGTGCTTACTGATACTACTGCCTTCTCCATCGAGGGTGGCGAGACCAGCGAGTTCATAATCAACCCGCAGACCAACACCAACACGACGATTCGGGCCGGTCACCACAACGCGACGACCGCGACTGCGCCCACCAACGGTGTGTTCTTCGAGATCGTTGCCGGAGCGGTCGTTGGTATCTGCCGCAACGCCAATACACAGACAGCAACAGCGACGCTGGCGACGCTGTCAACCTCGACGTGGTACCGGCTGCGATACCGGGTCAACCTCGCCAAGACTGAGGCATTGTTCCAGGTCTTCAGTGAGACAGGCACTCTGCTCGGATCGGGTACCGTGACTACGAATATCCCGACGGCTGCTAACACAATGGGTCACGGGCTGATCGCAACTAACAGCGGAACCACTGCCGTTAACCTAGTGATCGTGGACTATATGTCCCTCGCGTCTCTCCGTCGCCTGACGAGGTAAGACAATGCAGTGGCGCGTGTACGGGCGGCTTCCGTATGCGCCCGGTCTAAAACCTCCAGTCGAGCCGGAGGTTCATTTAATTGATTCAACATTCATCGCTGCTAGTGCTGCGACGAGCACGACGCAGCGGCTGACGGGCCTCACCGGCACCTTCACCGCTGGTCGGATCAGCGACGACACGAACCCACTGCCGTCAATCGACATCGGTAACAACGGCAACACCGAGGTCGAGTTTGTAGTCAAGATTGCAAGTTCCGTAGCAAATGGCACTCAGTTCAAGTTCCGTATTACGGACAACGGAACTCCGCTCGATACATACACTGTCACACCTACTGTCACAGTTAATACAGGAGGAGGTCATACAGTAACGGTAGGGCAAGTAACAGAGACAGATTCTGTTTTTGCCATATCAAAGATAAAGACCAAAACAGTAAGTCAGGTCTCCGAGACGGATACTGCTCAGGCAATAACAAGGCTAAAGAAAAAAGTAGTAGGACAAGTTTCAGAAACAGATACAGCATTTGCTGTATCGAAAATCAAGACAAAGCTTTTAGGACAAACCTCAGAAACGGATCTTGCCCAACCAATTACTTCTGGCGGATCACATATAGTAACAGTAAATCAAGTAACAGAAACTGACACTGCATTTGCTGTATCAAAGATAAAATTAAAAACCGTTTCTCAAACCAATGAAACTGATACTGCAAATGCAATCACAGTTCATAGTGTAAAAATAAGAATAGTAAATCAAGTTACTGAAACAGACACAGCAAACTCAGTATTCAAATTAAAGTTAAAAGTATTAACACAGATTACAGAAGTAGATACAGCAAACCCAATTAACTGGAATCCAAAGAAAAGATTGGTGTTGTCTGTAACAGAAATTGACACAGCCAATCCAATTTCTACCGGAGCAATTGAAAGGAAAAGCGGGGTTTCTGTAAAATTCATTGATGGTGTGTCACTACCAGATGGAGTAACACAAGGAAAACATATCAGTTTGGATGATTAAATGGACTTCACAAGCATAATAATCTTGGGCCTAACCACAGGACTTGGTGTTCTTGGATTTCTAGTCAAATCTCTTTATTATAATGTGAAAGAAAATATGACAGAACAACGAAATGAACTTAAAAAAATTGAAAATGAACTTCAACAAGTAAAGGTAGATTATGCTCATAAATCGGATCTGATTGCTATAAAAAATGAAATTATGGCAAGATTCGATAAATTTGAGGATAGACTGGAAGCCCTAAGAAAATGAAAGATTACTATAAACCTGGTACCTGGAATGTGGCCTGCCCTGTCTGTGGGCAGCGATACAAATCAGATGAAATGAAGAAAAGATGGGATGGTTTATGGGTATGTCGTTATGATTGGGAACCACGTCATCCGCAGGATTTGATAAAAATAAAGGCAGAAGAAACGAACAAAGTTGCATTTTCTTATCATGAAACTGAAGTGGATGTTTCCCCATCATGGTCTATTCCATTTGAATCAGTTCCACCTGGTACATTTGACAACGGATTGTAAAATATGGCAACATTAACTCTTAGGCTTGTAAAAGGAAGTACACTAACCTTCAGTGAAACTGATGGTAACTTTACTTCCCTGAACAATGAAAAAATAGAAAGAGATGGCTCCATTCCATTTACTGGAGCGCAACCTTTTGTTGCAGGTACTGTCTCTGCACCTGGAATTACGATAGCTGGAGATACCAATACTGGTGTCTATTCTCCGGCAGCAGATCAGCTTGCAATTACATGTGGCGGCACGCAAAGAGGTCTTTTTTCTTCTTCTGGTCTAACAGTAACTGGTACCATTTCTGGAACTCATTCTGGAGATGGATCTGCTATAACTAATCTTAATGCAAGCAACATTGCTACGGGTACATTAGCAGATGCCCGTCTGAGTTCGAACGTACCACTAAAAAATGCCGCGAATACGTTCACGGCAAACCAGACATTAAGCGTTGGTGCAATATCTATTTTTACTATCAATTCGTCAGGCTCGCCTGAGCTTCGTTTTGAAAATACCGGTGCTGCTGCAAACAACAAAAACTGGGTCTTTTTTACCAATACAACCGAGTTACATATTCGACCATACTCTGATGACTACTTATCCAGTACGTCCGCAATATCCATAGCTCGAAGTGGAGCTATAGCAGGAGCAATTCAAACTTACGGTAACTTATTTGTTGGATTTAACCATAGTGGAGTTGGATACATTGGTATTTCAACTGGTGATGCAACGGCGTCTGGTTTTACTGCATTCTTTTCTCCATCAGGTACCAGAGTCGGCTATATTGGCTTCGCTACGACATTTGGCACTGGCGACAACGGCACCATTCCATATGTTGCTGGTGCACACTCCTTTACTGGACGCGCTAATACTGTCCCGGTAAGCGTCGCATTCAGTGCTACGCCGACATTCAACAGTGCCCAGTCGAATATTATCCTCTTTGGTACGATGACTGCAAACGTCACCTCGATGACAATCAGCAATCCTGTGGATGGTGCCCAGTTGCAGATTCGGTTCGTGCAAGATGGTACAGGTGGGCGTACGGTGACTCTGCCAAGCAACGTACAGGTCAGCGGCTCACTCAACACCGCTGCAAACGCAGTAACGTGGCTCGTGCTTACCTACGTGTCTTCCGCATCCCGTTGGGAAGGCACTTGGACGAAGGTGAGCTAAGATGTTCAGCATACCAATGCTTATGAGAGGAGAAGTCGTTAATCCTCTTCCAGGCGAAACTTTTTATGTTTCATACGATGTCCCCGTAGGTTCAACTCTAAGAGTCAGTCCTGATGGTTGGGTCAGACACGTAAATAATGGTTTTCCAATTTCAAAACATAAATGGCACACTGACGGAGGAGATGCTTCCATGTATGTCCGCTTCACTCTCATTAGTGGAGATGTCCCTAATATTGGAACACTGAATACATGGCAGCAATTAAATGCAGATCGTGACATCGGAAACTTTCAATCAGCTCCCGGATCGAGGAGCAGCACCATTAAGGTAGAGATTGCAACTGACGCTGGTGGAACTCACATCATCTCGACAAGCTCACCAAACTATACTGTTGAAGCTGAGGTAACACTCTAATGCCTACTTCCAATTCTTATGACTGGACATCATCAAGAGATTCAATAATCTCTGCTGCCTTTAGAAAAATAGGGGCATTGGGAGATTATGAAACCATTGATAGCACCAGATTGAATATAGGTATTGCGGCATTGAATCCCATGATAAAGGCATTAGCAGCACAAGGAATGCCTCTTTGGGCAATTTCTGAAAAATACATTGCAATGTCTAACTGGGCTTCAAATCCATCAGTAACCATTGGTCCAGGAGCCACGATAAATCAGGTAGATAAACCTCTAAAAATTCTACAAGCAGTTCGCAGAGACAACACTGTCTCTAGCCAACCACTGGATGTTCCGCTTGAGATCACTACTTATGAGGATTATCAGGCACTGTCATCAAAGAAAGCTTCTGGAGCGCCGATAAAGTTATTCTATCTTCCTGGTGCATATACTGGAACAATTTCTCTATGGCCGATGCCAGATTCTTCATGGCAGACCAATGGGCAACTGTATATCAGGTATCATCGTCAGTTTCAGGACTTCGATTCCAGCAATGATGAACCGGACTTTCCTGTTGAATGGCACGAAGCGCTTATCTATCAACTTGCATCAAGGCTTGCTCCAGAATATGGATTATCGTTGAATGAACGAATTGTTCTGAAAAAGGAAGCAGATTCTATTCTAGAAGCTGCATTATCTTTTGGAACTGAAGAAGGATCCCTTTTCATTATTCCTGCACGACGTAGGTAAAAATGGCTTTTACTGATACTCCAGAAGTCTCTACACATCACGTAAAAGCTCTGCCAATTATTGGCGGACAAACTGTTGCTGGAGATGTTGGGCCAGGAACAGCAGAAACATATACTCCTATTTATCAAGGACAACGGTTCATCAATTGTTATCCTAAAAGGATAGTATTACAGAACACAGATGATAAATGGGTATTAACCAAGTGTCCAGCAATTGTATCTCAGTCCAAATCATTTTCGTCATCTGGTTCCGATGAAATCACTGCCATCTCTTCTGATGGACAGTATATTTGCAAGGGCAAAAGGATCTATCTTAATGATGAAGTTCCTGTTTTAGAATTTACTGGCACCGATAATTATGTTTTCAGATCAATGTTCCAGGTTACAAATCCATCCGGAACTGATCGGCTGTATGCAGGGATTCTTAAAAACAATACAACGAATACATTACATTCTTATCAGTATAACGCTACTGCACATACAATAATAGTTTCCAGTTCTCTTTCGTTTGGAAATACTTCTACCACTGCTCCACATCAATCATTGTTTTACAATGGGAGGTTATTTTTAATAGGGAAAGACTTAAGGATCTATAATACTCCTCCGGGGCAGTATACTACCTGGAATAGTACTGACTATATTGTCCCAGAAGCAAAGGCAGATGAGCTTATTGCTATTCTACTGTATAAAAACTATCTTGTTGCTTTTTCTACACAAAGCATAGAGTTCTTTCAGGATGGTGCTATTGAACTTGGCTCTCCTCTTGTTCGGCAGGAAGCATATCAACAACTTTATGGCGTAAAAATAGCGAAAAATATTACGCAGTCTGGAGATAATATTTATTTCCTGTCTTATGAAGACAGGTTTGGATACGGTATTTATAAGATAGATAACTTTATAGTAAAGCGGATTTCTAATTTTTATGTAGATTCTTTGCTCAACAATGAAAGTATTACGGGTGCTCAGCCATTCAACACAACGCTGCACATGGCAGATTTCCATGGCGATCCTGTTATGCTATTTAACTGTGGATTCGGTGCTGCCTTATACGTAGATCAAGGATATGTAAACTCAGGTTATGTTGGAGAAACTGAGACAGTAAAAGGATTTCCTTACATTTGCTATAGCACAAAGCAAAACCAATGGTTTGATTTTGTTCCATCTGATTCAACTGGTTACTTGTGGGGAGTTGAAGTAAAATCTCCGGGGTTTATTCAATTGGCCCCAACTGCTGATAACGCACAGTGGAAAACCTATTTCGTGTCATCCTACTTGAATAACGGCACTGTCAATTTTTACTACATAGACAAGGTCTATAGTGGAAGTGCAAACACCACTGCTGAAATTGTATTCGACATTGCTGATTTTGGAGTTGGTTGGCAAAAGCATATAAAATACATAGATGTATACGGTGATTTTGGAAACAATACGGTTAACCTTGCTTGGACAGGAAAAACGGATTACTCTGGTTGGACAGTGTATTATTCAAAAACCCAACCACAGTCACTGAAGCATCAGGCGCTTCGTTGGCATAACATAGGAAGGTATCGTTATTTGGCAGTAAGGCTTAAATTCATGGGTGCTTCCAATATCATGCTTGATAAGGTTGAAGTGGCTTATAATTTAGGAATGAGATGAGAAAGCTTGTTTTGTGGAAAGGTGGCGACCCAACCAGTGCTGCAAATTTCAACTCGATAATGACTTCTTTCAAGTCAGGGACATTTGATCCTAATCATCTTGCAGCTAGATTCAGTAATACATCTGTATCAGACCAACGCGGTTATTATCAGCGCTTAAATGGTATCGTGTTCATACACATAGAAATTTGCCCTGATATCAATAATCCGTTTGGTGGTGGTGCCACAGTATCATTCAACTCTGGTGATGTATTGACAGCCCCATTTCCTGGTATTGCTCCTCAAACATACGCTGCTGGTAACTGGATAGGACAGGATTCACTGACCATGACAAAACTGTCAGATGGAACTAAATATACCAATATTAAAGTTAGAACCAATAATACAACTGGAGATCCAGAAATACTGATCTCGCATACCATAGCAGCAACAGCTTCTACGTTCCTTATTGAAGGTTTCTATATAACAAAGGTTTGATATGGCAATTGGTAAATATCCTTATAATACGATGATGGAGGATGAATCGACTTTATATGAGTCAAATCCCTATTCAATCAATAATGTAAGTGGAACTCCGCAGAATACGTACACTGCTCCATTTATAGATCCCTCTGATCCTTATGGTATTCGAGACCGTATTATTGAGAAAGAACCATTTGTTTGGGATGGTCAATATTCTGATATAGCTTATCCTACTAATACGGATAGAGTAACTTCATCTCCAGTTCAAACCTCTGGACCTACTAATCCGCAGCCTTGGTCTCCTCAATTTCTGGATCTAAGTCAATATAATTTAGGTATTGGATCAGTTCCCTATTTCCGTGCTTCGGATATTAATTGGGGACCATATGAAAATAATCCTTCTGAGGCTATGAAAGCATGGCAAGGTTATCTGGATTCTTTATCTGATGATCTTGGTAGATTGCCAAGAGATTGGGAAGAAATTCTAAAACTAGACCCACGTTATGGAGAATATCAAGGAGAATCTGGGAATGGGCTAGAATCACCATACATAAAACCAGAATTAACCTTTAGAGGTAATCCATCAGATTATGGTGATTGGGGAACCTCTGTGTTTGGACATCGTGCTAATTGGGATATCATTCAAGATCCAAAGGATCCCAATAAAATGCAATTTGAGATCAAAACTGGACCTAAAGAAGGTACTCTTATTCCTTATGTAAGACAGGGAGATACGTGGATTCCACAGACGCAGGGGATTGGAAAAACATCCTTTGATACAAATAATAGAGCAGGTAACTTGGCGTTAGCTTCCATAATTGCAGCTCCTTTTGCATTTGGAGCACTGGCTGCCGCAGGCGCTGGAGCAGGTGCTGCTGGTGAGATAGGGGCTGGTTTAGGAGAAGCTACTGGATTTTTAGGAGGAGGTGAAGGTTTAGGGTTAGGAGAACTTTTAGGACCAGGTGTTGCAGAGTCTTTTCCGATTTCTATGCCAGGTGCTCCAATAATGTCAGAACTACCTCCACTTGCTGGAATAGGTACTGGAGGAGCAGGAGCAGCGGCTGGAGCAATAGATCCTTGGTTTTTAGAGCCAGGTTTTGCTCCTCCAGTTAGTACTGATCCCATAATGGGATTCAATGATCCTTGGTTTACAGAGCCAGGGTTTGAGCCTCCTATCCAAGGTAGTCCAGAAATACCGGATCCATGGACAACGGAACCAGGGTTTGAACCACCAGTCACAAGTAATCCAACTACTCCTGGAGTAGAAGATATACTTCGTAGAATTGGACAAGTTGGCAATATTGCTGGAAGATTATTTGGAGGATCTGGAGGAGGAAATCAAATGGGTAACGTAGGAGGTAATGCTAATGGACTACTAGGATTGCTCTCAGCCATTTATGGTGCAAGGCAATCAAAAGAATATGCTGAAATGTTGCGACAGATTGCAGGACAAATGCAGGAGCAGGCCAGTCCATACATCAATAAACTGCGTGAATCCTACGAGAATCCGAATGCTTATCTTGAATCTCCTGAAATGAAGGCTGTATTAAACCTAGAAGCCAATCGCTTGGCTGGAATCGACGCATCGCAAGGGAGACTGTCGAACGATATCAATCGCACTGCAAAACTGCAACAGCTTGCACAAAGCCGTTTAGCAGATTATCGCAAAGGTTTGCAACAATCTATTGAAAAAATGTACCAACCGATGGCAGTGGCATCGTTGTTCAGAGAAGCAGCAGGCAGGCAGGCAAATGCTTGGCAAGGCATTCCTCAATTCTTCGGTTCAGGTGGTTCAGTTAGCAATGTTTGGAATGATATCAAGAATATCATAGGAACTGGAAAAGATATATGGGATGTTATTTCTGGATGGTGGGACTAATCTATGGCTGACTTTACTTGGGAAGATCCCGGAATCGGTGCCTTTTTCAAAGGACAGGAACGGGCAGAAGGACGGGCAAAAACATTATCAGACCTTCAAACAGCAGAGGTAAATCGTGCTCGTATGTTACAAGATATGTACAGGAACGAGCAAATGCTACCTCTTGATATTGAGCTAAAGAAACAAGAGGCCGCTCTTAAAGGACTTATTGCCAAAAAAACAGAAGGAGATATCACAGAAGCAGAGCAAAGACGTAGAAGGGAAGCTACTGATAGCTTCTTTAATTACATGCTTAAATATAATGACCCACAAGGTGCGGTGGAATATTCTGGCGTTCCTCCTCAGTTTTCAGAGAAATTCATGTCATTGACTCCTGAACAGCGCGATGTACTAATGAAAGAATGGATCAACCGTGCCGCAGAGCCAGAACGAGTTAAAGAAGGCATCAAAACTCAAGGCAAACTTCAGGAAATCAGGGAACAAGGAAAAGAAAGGTTTGGACTAGAAGCAATGAGACAGCAAGAAATGACCAAGCGTGCTCTTGCTTTACAGGAACTTAAAAATCAAGCTGCAATGGAGCTTCAAAAACTGAAACTCTCTGTTTCAAGTATGATGTCCAAAACATACCAGCAAGAAGTTATTCGTCTAATAGAACAGGCAGAAGCACTCAAGAATTCTCCAAATAGTGGAGATCCTGAGATCGAAGCTAAACGCATTGAAATGATTAACAACTTGAGCCAGCGGGCCAACACTATCTATATGCTTGACATTCAAATGAAACAAGCCGCCGTTCAACAACAACAAGTTGGTAAACCTGATATTGGTGCGGCAACGGGAGGCCGTATTCCAACAAATCCGCAACCAACTCCAATGACACCATATGGAGGTCAAGGAGGTCTTGGACCTATTCCTCAAATTGGTAATGTTCCTGCTTTACCGGAAGGTCCGCCTCCCGGCGCTGTTCGTCCTCGTAGATAATTTATGAATCAGTGGGTAGTCACAGTTGAAGGTGTTGATTATGATGTAGATGCCCCGGATGAAATCACTGCATGGAAGTGGGCTAATCAATATCATAATTCACTGAAACAGCAGCAACCTTCTCAACCACAACAGCAACAACAGCAACCGGAGCAAGCACAGCCTTCTCCAATGGATCAGTTCAAGCAACAACTTCATCAGCAGCCCGAAGAAATGCAAGGAATGCTTGAGGCTGGCAGTACGCTTTTGAGACAAATGCCTGGCTACGTTGCGGGTGGATTGGTAGGTGCTGGTGCTGCTGTTAGTGGGCAGGGCATTGATGCTGCCGCACAACAACAAAAATATGTTCAAGAGAGCTTGAACAAGTTCTTTGGTGCAGAGCCAAAGACGGAGCGTGGTGCTGCGTACACACAAGCTCTTAGTGAAGCATTCCAGTATCCAATTGAAAGAGCAAGAGAAATTGGGAGCGCAATCGGTGGATCAGAAGGAGAACTTGCTGCCGGTATTGCAGCAGAAACACTTCTGAATTTCATGCCTCTTGGTGCAGGTAAAAAGGCACTAGAAAAGCAACTTAAAACAAAACCAGAGAATCTAGAGCCTAAAGCAAAACTGGATAAGAACGCCGAGATTCTTGAAAATCTTGATAAGGTTACACAAGAACACACAATTACTTCAGAAGAAATTGCCATAGATAAACAAAAAGTCTATGGGCAACAGTATGGAGGAAGAAATGCTCTTGGTGTTGAATTCCCAGAACTTCGAGTAAGGGAAAGACCAGAAGAATTAAAACTTGAACTTCTTGATAAAGATAAATATCCAGTTGATGATGGAGGTGTTCGTTACCTTGATCCAGATACTGGAAAAGTAGTACAAGGTATGGCAGAGGATGTTCCAACTATAGACTTCCCATTAAGACAAGAAGTACTGAATTCTCCAGAAGTTTCTGAAAAAATTAATGAGTACATAGCAAAAGCAGAACAATATAAAGAAAAAGGAAATACCGAAGCACTTGCCAAATTACAAAATGAATTTGCAGAATTCATGAAACTGTATGGTATGTATCCATACCAGTTTGGCACTGAACTAAAGGGACTTTATGGTTCTGTTTATGAAGGAGATATTCCATCTCTTAAATATCCCGGTGGTATCAGAAAATCTGGAGAAATAAACCCAACAACAACAGAAACAGAAATCCCTAAAGTAAAATGGGAACCAAACAAAATAGCTGCTTTCAAAAAGCAGATGGGTGCTATTGACCCAAAGGTTTTTGAGGAAGGATTAAAGAAACTTTCAGATCTTGTTGGTAAAGCAAAAGATTTATTTACCTTTACTGGACAAAAGGATATTACACAGCTTGAATCATATAAGAAAATACTGCCTTATTCCAGTGTAAAAGATGCCCTTATTCCAAAGGATATTCCTGTTGAAACTGTAATCAACGAAGCTCTGAAATCAAATCCAGTTTCAGATAAAGTTGCTTTGATTGGAGGCGGAGCCATGATGGCAGAAATAAAGAAGAATCCAATCATTTCTGCCGTAGTTCAATGGGCCGACAATGCCGAGAAACGTGCTCAGTATAGTATAACAAAATATGTAGATCCAGCCGTAGAAAGTATCAAAGCAATTGGAAGATCTGAAAAAGATTTGAAGCTTCTGGTTGATATCTTTTTGAAGGAATTCAAAGAAGGTAAACAATATGGACCAGAAGCACTTCAGAAAGCAGGAGCCAATCCAAAAGTAGTAACAGCTTACAGCAAGCTTCGGGAAGCTTTTGACAGGGCATACGAAGCAGAAAACAATGCCCTGATAGCGATGGGCAAAGAGCCATTGACACGCCTTGAAGCATACTTTGCTTCTCGATGGAATGGCGATTGGAGAATTCCTGTTTACACAAAAGATGGGAAGCTTGTCTGGTGGATTGCTGCCCAAACACGATGGGGAGCAGAAAGGGCTTTTGAATACGTAAAGAAAAACTTTGATGATATTGATCTCAAAAGGTCAAAACTTACTTATTCAAGGTCAAAGAATCCACTTACCTCAAGTAAAGCAGAAGCAGGTTACTATGAACTTCTGCAAGTACTGGACAGAAACGATCCTCGTGTAGAAACCCTGAAATCCATTTACGAGGATTATGTTGCTGTCACTGGCTTCAATGAATTAGCTCAGTCGAAACACTTTGAACATAAAGCCGGTGTTAGAGGATTCATTGGTGATCGTCCTTGGAGCAGGAATGATGCCATTGAGTTCCTTAAGCAGCAAGTAAACTACATAGAAAATGCCTTTAAGTGGTCAGAAGACCAGGCTGCTGTGCAGAAAGCAAAGCAAGTCTTTTCTGATGAAAATCTTCAAGAACTCCATCAGAATGCAATCAAAATTGCACAGGAGTACATGAAGAATCGGCTTGGGTTTGGGGAAAAGCCGATCTTTTCTGCTATTGAAGGAGAGATAGCAAAAGCTCTTGGTGTAAGTAGATCAACATTGTCAAAGATTGTTGACGTTCCTCGTCGCCTGTTTTATCTATTTACTCTGGGCTTTTTCGAGCCAGGGTTCACTGCTATATCCCTCACTCAGCCTATCAATACTATGCCGTGGCATCTAAAACTATTGAAAGAGGGATATGATTTCAATCCTATTTCTACAATCTCCAAATCAACAATGGATTCTGTAGGACTGTTCCTCGATAACTATCATAGAAAAGGAACATTCTCCTCAGAAATAGGATACCTTGCAAGTAAATATGCTGTAGATAATGGAGTAATAGACATCACTCCCTTGTCAGATGTTGCAGAGCTTTCTCTACCTGCCGGAGTTGCTGCGGCTGAAAAACTTGCAGCACTTAACATGACATCGGTTGAGCAACTCACCCGTGCATACACCTTTATGTCATTCGTGCATCATCTGCATGAATCAGGTAAGTTCAAAGGCATGGAAATGGAAATGTTCCAGAAGGCAGAAGAACTTACCAAGTTGTCAATGGCTGACTATAGGAGATCAGAGCGTGCTCCATTATTCAACAGGATGGGAATGCTAGGATCAGCATTGTCTACACTACAAACATATAAAGTAAATATTTTTAACCAGCTTTATGCCCTTGGAAAGCATGGTGTACAAACCGGTGATTATCTCCCATTGACAACAGCATTAATGCTTAACCTTACTCTGGCTGGAGCTAGAGGAGCATATGGAATTGCCACTGTTGATGCAGCATGGGAATTCATCAAGAAAATGCTGCCAACGGATCTGTGGGCAAAGGTAAAAGACTACTCCATCAGGAATGCATTAGCAAAGCTTGCATTTGAGAATCCTGACTTGTCATGGATAACTCATGGTGCTATCTCCAAATTAACTGGTATTAACTTATCAGGAAGATTCGATACTGGATCTATAATTGATCCAACCTTTGAGGGATTATTGCCATTCATGGGAGATGTCATGCAACGTTCAGGAGATATTGCCGGAATGGTAACGAATCCTGAAGATCCAGTCAGCGTTGCTCTAGGCAAACGGGCAATGTTACCAAGAGCATTCCAGGGGCTATACGAAGCAAACTCTGATGTATTCTCTCCAAAATTACCAGAAGGCGGTGCAATGGGCACCAAATTAAGAGATCCTTTAGTGGGAGTATATCCACGCACTGAAGGAGAGAATCTCTTACGTAAATTCAATCTTTACAGTCTGCCAGAAGGCATTGTAAGAGAACTCGATTATTACAGTTCAGCGCAAGAAAAAGAAACCAGCAAGCGAGTGGCAGAGCTTTCCGATAAAATCAAGCGCACTGCTATGCTAGGCTCTGCTGATAAACTTCCAGACCTAATTCAACAATACTATGAAATTAACGGGGATTTCCCAAAACTTGAAAAGATGATTGGGGAAGCTGCCATTAATCGTATGACTACCAAACTGGAACGCCTTCAGATGGGTGCCAAAACACCGACTGGCGTTCGTAAATTCCTTGATTATGTGGGTAAATAAAGATGTTCTCAAGAATCCTTAAATTTGTGCTAGATCATGAGGGAGGTTACGTCAACCATCCAGCAGACCCAGGTGGTGCTACTAATTATGGCATAACACAAAGAACTCTGGATGCTTATAATCAGGAAAACAATCTTCAAAAAGAAGATGTAAAAGATCTTAAGCTAGCTAAGGTAGCTAATATTTACTATGAAAAATACTGGAAACCTGAATGGGAAAAGCTTGGATTTCCTTTAGCAGCCTGCATGTTTGATACATCAGTCAATATGGGCACTAGCCGAGCTTACTCTTTTTTAGGTCAATGCGATAATAATTATGTGAAGTATTTACAGCTTAGGATTGCAGCCTATAATGCCATAGTCGAACGTCGTCCTGCCAGTAAAGTTTTCCTGAAAGGATGGATGAACCGTGTAACTGATCTACGCAGGTTTATTGATTCGGAGATGGAAATTGAAAAACAAAGAACATAAAATATGGAAGATGTCCAAGAAAAATGAAAACAAGTTCATGCAATATATTTACTACTGGCAGGAAAAACTTGGACTAAAAGAATGGAGCATAATAAAAACAGACAAAAAAATAAACGCCTTGGCTTTATGCACATTCCCAAGAGACAGATCTAGTAAGCTTTGCATGGTATCTTTGGGACAATACTGGACCATTCCAATTACAGATAAAAATCTCAATTCAGTAGCTTGCCACGAAATGCTTCATGTTCTTTTATACGATGCAATGGAGTATGCCAGAGAAAGGCCATTGGATGTAAAAGGAATCATGGAAAAGGAACATGAAATAGTAAACACATTGGAGAACGTATTAACTGGTAATACAGAGCAGTAAAGAAAAGGGGGCTTTCGCCCCCTTTTTTTTTATACCCCGCAAACTCCTCCCTTACCTGTTATATCACAAATATCGTTCTCTTCGAAGATAACTCCATGATGTTTTATTGCTTCACTGTAGTCTACTTTGGTGATTGGCTGACCTCCTCTACTTCCATCTGGATAGCAAGTAAATCCGCGTAGACGTGTAGCATACTTGGCAAGAGTGCTAGCAAATCCTTTGACATAATCTTCGGTGCCTTCTCTTGTGTTCCAAGAAGGAAGGTTGATGGTGCTGGATATTGACATATCAACGTAATCTTGAACGTCTGCCTGGAATTTGATTCTTCGCTCATAATCTTCTGCCAAATCTGAAGCTGTTTCTATCTTATCTGGATCAATCCCGTAGTGTTTTATCAAATGATCGGCAGTTGCATCGACAACGAACTGATACTTCCACCGAGTACCATCAGACAAATACCTACGTTTGTAGGCTACTGCGTATAAGGGCTCAATACCAGTGGTAGTCGAAGCAAGTATGCCAATTGTCCCTGTAGGAGCAATTGCCCTGCAAGCAACTGGCCTGCTTACATAGAGACGATCTGCATGCTCGTCTGCTGCCTTACGGGAATAATCCCTGTAGACGGCAAGCCATTTGTGCAGTTCATTGGTTACTTCATATTTCTGATTTCTTTTTAGTAACCATTCATGAATACCCATAAGGCCCAACCCAAGCCTACGGTTCTTCTCCCGAACTTTGTACACCTTTTCGTAAGGTAGGTGTGCCCGAAGTGTACCGCAGACAAGAAACTTGGTTGCTAGTATAACGATATCCTTGAACTCTTCCAGTGTTTCTATAGAGCCGATATTGATAGATCCAAGATTGCAGACATCGCTATCATCTTCTGAAGTAACTTCTGTACCATTTTTGTTAACTCCATATTCCTATGGAGATCAGACTATATCATCACCCAGTTATACACTGGGGCTAACCGTTCGAGTTTGTACGAAAAGCTAGGTAAAATGTGTGGTTTAACTGTCTTGATGAATAGCTCAGAATCAGCCGTCTTTACCCTTAAGTGCCAATATTGATAATGTCTTTGTAAAGTAGTCCTGATATTGAGCTTTTCATAGATGGCTTTACTTAGAGCCAAGTTGTCAAAGTAGCTGTAGCCTTTTGTGTGTAGCTTGATTTCTGGATACCTTCCTTTGTCAAGGTTAGTTCCTCCATCAGCCATGAATACAATGGCTAACGCCTCTGAATCCATCAGTGATAGTTCATGTGGATCCAGTACCTTCTTTCCATCTGGCAAATAAAGTCTTTGCCGAATGGCAGTAAACTTAGGATGTGACTTTGAAGTTAAACACACCAGAGGAGCGCGATTTCCTCTTTGGATTACATTATGTTTAGAAGTCTCTACGAAATTGTTGAGAGTACTTTCTACCCATGAAATGTAATCGGCATTCTCTGCCCGCATATTCATAACAAACTTACAATCTTTACCGCTTTCATAAACACCGCCATCGAAAGAGGTAAAGTAATACAGTAGTTTGCTAAGTTGCTTTTCGTTTATACTCATAGTCGTTGCACCTTTCTATACAGAATTGGCACAGGATTATCCGGTCTGGACTTCCCCTGTTTTTAGGTTAGTTATTCAAACACTATTACTAGTGTAGGGCGCTATTGAAAGTTAACGCGTTTCGAAGGGTTTCTCTTTGCTTGTCTCCAAAATTAAAACTGAATCCTGGCTCCCCCGTTGACAATGCCTGATAGCAATTCTTCAGGAATACCTTGTTGTTCTCCAGACCACCAACAAGAGCAGCATCATCATAGTTCACTGAAATGTTGGTCATATCCAATGGAGCGGGATAATTGAAATCAGCGAACTTTGCATCTGCCACTGTGTAATAACTGTTGGTACCCTCTCTTCCTGAATACACCAAGCCAAGTTCCTGAGTATGCCAGTTCTTCGCTTCAAGAAAGGCGTCAATATCTTCATGCTTCCAGTTAAGAGAAGCATAGATAGCTGACCTTCTTGAACCACCTTGCATTACATTCCTGCCAATCTCATTGATACAATACATCAATGGAATTGGACCAGATGCAATTCCTCCTGTCCTTTGTAAAGGTTTTCCTGACGGCCTGATGATGCTATAATCAATTCCAATTCCGCCACCTGTCATTAAACAGGACATTGCCCGCCATACAACATTGCTCCACTCCTCCCTAGTGTCCTCAGTAACACGAAGTAAATAGCAGTTGTTCAGGTATTTTAACGGCCTTCCGGCGTAATAAAGATACCTTCCTCCGGGAATGAATTTGAATTCCTTGATAGCCTGTACAAGAGCCTCTCTGTCGGAATCTGACATCAGCTTATGTTCGGTTCCCCACCTAGTTCCACAGACATCTTCCACAACTCTTTCAGCAAGAGCATCCCAGGTGTCGTTAGGCCCTTGTGCATATTTCCTTCTAAATACATCCTCAGCAAGTGGTGTCTTAAACCTGCTCTTGTTTGTCATCAGTCTTTCCTGTGGTCATCTCCTCTTCTACAAGAGGCTCTAGATTACGTAGAGCATATACCCCTGCCTCAACCTCAGACATTGGTCGGCTCATCAGATAGCCGATAATGGCTCGTAATGTCTCAGCGGGGATCTTGTAGTGCTTCGGTTCTGATTTCATCAATTGCCTCCTTATCTCTCACTGAATTAAGAAAATGTTTTTTGGTACGATGTCCCTTTTTGAATTCATGCTTGGGATCACACCTGTCTTTAGAAATCAACAGATCCTTCTCCGTCTTCTTCTTCATCGACATCGTCAAACATTCCAATCAATACATCATACTTCGCTTCGATGAAATCACCGAAGCGATCTACCAGTTCTTCTGAAGAAATATCCAGAAGTTCCATAACGGTAATTTCGTCCATTACCCGTAGTCGTTCGGCAAGGTCATTTACTGTAAGAGCCATACATCACTCTTTTTTACTCTTAATTGCTTCAGCAATAGTAGGAACAACTTTTTCAACACTACGGCCAATTACATATCCACCAAGACCAAGCTCGATGATTTCAAATAACTTGTTGATTACATCAGGTGTGGCATTTGGAGGCATGATACCAAACCAGTACATTCCAACAATGGAACAAAAGAAAATCATTACCAATGGCCTCCAATTCTTTGTTAGCCATGAATCCGATTTTGCTTCTGACTGAATAATACTTGCTTTTGCCTCCATCGAGGCTTTCTCGTATTCGAGTGCCTGAAGATAGATACTTGCCTGTAGCTTGAATTGTTCCTGCTGTAGCTTTGCCTTTTCTTCTGGAGAAAGAGTAAGATTATCTATAAGCTTTGAAATAGGATCGAATAAAGTAATTAATGCGCTAAGTAGTGGTGCCATATCAACGTACTCCTAACTCTTTTGCTCTCTCCATAAACAGTTCAATCGACTCCTTTGGAGTAAGCATCTTTGGTTTTATTCCATCAACACAATTATCTGGAAAATGCCAGTTATTTCCTTTATTAGGTAATAGATAAAATGCTTCTATTTTCAATTGAGAAGTATCTGCAAGTTTTACATCCTTGTCTTCCCAAAAGACCATAGGCAAATTAAATCTATTTGTTATTCGGTTCATGGTGGTGTACTCAAGAAGCTTATATGATGGATTCAGAAGTTTAAGTGGAGAAGACATATCTCCTAAGTAAGCTTCCGCAGCGTCGTGTAACAATCCCCATGCAGCTTTTTCTTTTGGAACAAGATAAGAAACATATACTGAATGTTGAGCAACACTATAGAAATGCTGACAATGTCCTGTATACCTGCACAAGTTACCTAGAGCATGCCCAATATCTTCAATATTTATCTCACTTATATCATGTATGTGAGTAAAATTGAATTTATTTCCAGTATGCGTTTCTATCCACGGTTCCATTATTCTGTATTTAGTGTTCGCAAATTCAGCCATATAAATCCAAGATTAGACAATCCATAACAGAAGAATACCAAGGCTAACGGATAGTTTCTTTCTCTGATGTAGGATATCCCTACCAAGGTATAGATCAAAGAAACTGTCAACAAAAGGGTGTTACCCATTTTATTCCAATGGTAAGCTTATTTGAACTCCTGGCTCAGGATCTTTATTGTATTCGGGGTATCCTTCGTCAAGACCAAAGTCTTTCTTCTTTGGCTCTTCAAGTTTAATGGAGCCGCCTTTCTTGTCGAAAAACATTGATTTGCCAATCATCCGAATTTCCTTTCGAGATACGACATACTCACTGGCATGATATCGAAATCCCCATCTTTGACGTTGTGTAGCATCCAAATGCCTCTCCAGTGCTGGTTACCTTGTGGTCCAAGATAGTCTTCATCGTGCAAATAGAAAGCACCGGCAAAGATACCTGTAATCCTCTTACCGTCAACACGGTATTCTGTATGAATACCCTCTTTCTGCACATGTCCCATGACACAGGACATATGTGTCTTTCTACATAAGGCAGCAGGTGTAGTTACCGGCCTGCCCATGATGCCTGTCGTAAAGTAATGACTGAATGCAACCCCATCAATGATTACTACCTGAAGGAATGGGTACACTTCCCATCCATGTTCCTTATAAGGAAGATCACTCAAATCAATGATCCCTTCGTATTCCGGGCTGCTTTCTACTGCACGGACTATACGGTTCTCATGATTGCCTAGAGTGATGATCTTCCTAGGATTATATCGCTTTTTGTGCTGTTTAGCCAGTTCATCATTCAAATCATTGATGGGCTTCTCGAACATTGTTATAGCTTTCTTTATGGAATCGATGTCCTTTTTATATCTACGACCTTCAAAGGATTTCTTCCCTTTATCGTAGGAAGACAGCGATTCCATATCAGCCCAATCACCAAGATTTACAATGATGTCTGGCCTCTTCAATGCTGCGTATTTACCTGCCCATGTCCAATGAGACATTGGTACACCGGACTTGACTTGTCCGTCAGGTATTACCATTATTTTCATTGCTTTTTATCCGGAGAATTAAGTATCACTGTTTTACTTTCCTGACGCTGTTCTGTCAGGAAAGGAAGCGCTCCAGCCCTTAGCAGAGTATTTAGTCCGACTGTAATGACTACTTCCAGTTCCTCCCCGCTAAGTTCTGCTGAAAACTCAACATTACCTTGCTCAGTTTCGATTAGTCTTTTTATGTGCATTTTTTAGCTTTTTCTTGAATATTAGTTACTAAGTTTAGTACTCGTTTTTTATGTTCAATAATATCTTTTATCCATGCAGGGATGTCATTATTTTTATGACTTTCATTCGCAAGAACTACTTTAGTTCCTACTTCCTTGTATAACTCAAGTTGTTTGTTAACAAACGGTCTATTTTCATTATAGGATGATGGAATATAAAATACAACATATGTGTCATCATCTAATATATCAGGTGTATCATAAACAACCACACCATATTTACCTTCCCAGGTTTTATGGGTTAGTTTAGCTTCTTTTATTGCCTTTTCATAATTAGACGTTGCACACACTAAAAAGTGTGTATGATTAATCCATCCCCATTTATACGCAATGACCACATAAATCATTTTATGATCTTAAAAAAATGATCCAAGCTCATGACGATAAGTGGCTCGGATCTATTCTGCTTTATGATAAGCAGCGGTATTTCGTCATTCTTTACATGCGTGGTTGCTTGTTCGTAATCTTTGTAGATAGAGATTCTTGCCTTGTTCTTGCACTCAACTGCGTAGTTGAAATAACCAAGCGCCCTCTCAGATAGCTGTATGTCACGGCCTTTTGCTCCAGATGATGTGCTCCTTACATCATTCTCCGTCAAGTCCGGAAAGGTCTCCAGTACCTTCTTCACTACCAGATTCTGAAGCTGCCTCCCTTTGTTTTTCGCGCTTTTCGGTTTCATCCAGTACCTCTTTCAATTCTTCTTCAGATCTGATTACACGGTATAGGCGATAAAACAAAGAGAAATCGAGCCCGGCTTCTCCATAGCGGCTGCGAACAAAGGCTTCCATTTCTTTGGGATTAAGGCCATTAAGGGCTTTTCTTGCTCTTGCTGGTCCGATGGAAGGAATTCCTCGCAGGTTATCCGCAGCGTCCCCAATGAGCATTGAAGACCAAAAAGCCAACGCAGAATCACGCTCGTCCATTTCAAAAAACTCGCCTTTGATAAAATTGTAATGTTGTCCGGGGATTTGTAGAAGATCTTTGTCGATGGTGCAGATGATAAAATCGCCTTTAGCCGCGATTCCAATTCCGTCGTCAGCCTCAATTCCGGAAGTGACTTCACTTTTCCATTCTTCAACCAGAAATTTACGAAGTTCGTCAAGCCATACTGGTCGTGGTAAATGTTCACGATTAGCTTTGTACTGCGGATAGAGCTTTTTTCTAAAATTTCCAGTACCTGATATAAAGAGTCGATATTCCGTAGATTGAGTGTCACTAACGATGCGGTATAAAAGTGAGTCTGCTCTGGCAATTGCAATATCAAGGGGGTCTCGTTCATGTTTTTCTCTTGTTGGTTCGCAGGAAGCTGCGCATCTGTAAGCTACAATGTCGCCATCAATAAGGCACAACATCTACAATTCCTTGTCAGGAAAAGCCTCCCCTTGCGGGGAGGCAGTATTGTCAATTATTTGTCAACTCGGACGATTTCGTAGCCGAAAAGTAAAGCGGAAAGCGGATCTGGCTGACGGTTCACACGAACAGTATCCTTCTTACGCAGAAGTTTACGCAAGAATTGCCGTGCTTTCTCGTAGTTAGAAAATCCTTTTGCTACAGTTACTCCATTACGAATTACTTTATAGTACATACAAACCTCCTTTTTTTTAAAATAAAATTTTCCTAGCACTTTAGGCAAGTAAAGATGAAAGTTCTCAATAAAGATTAAGCTAGGACAACCATACAAATAAACATCCTCAACAACATAACGAGGACCTCCTTCAAGTGAAGTAAGTAGTTTATTTTTTTCACAGTATAAACTACCGCCAATGATACGAGGACAACCTTCTAACGAAGATAGCTTGTTTTTTCTACAATAAAAATTGTAGCCAACTACTCGCGGTGCGCCCTTAAGAGAGATTAACTTATTATTGCTACAGCTATAAGTCGCACCTACCTTAATAGGTCCGCCCTCTAGTGTTTCTAGCTTATTATAATCACAAATAAAATATGTGCCTACTTCTTGCGGTCCTCCATTTAATGTTTGAAGGTTGTTGTGAGAACAGTCAAAACTACCAACTTTTTGTGGTGCCCCTTCTAATGTTTTTAACTCATTACCTGAACAGTTAAATTCACCGCCAACGTATTTTGGGCAACCGAGAAGAGAAGTTAACCCCAAATTTTTAAGTGAAAGGTTGCCACGAACAATAAGATTTCTTCCATCTAGCGTGAACTTACCATTCCTGATAGAGGTCAGTAGCTCTTTTACGGATCTGGCCTTTCCGTTGAAAGACTGACACCTCATTTTAGTTAGCCTTAGATAGCGTTATTACTTAATTTCAGCTTCATCAGCAACTTCCCAAGTATCCTTGGGAGTTACCTCATTGTTGTCGTCTTCCGACATCACATAGTTCTCGAATACCTTGGCAAGAGCCAGAACTTCTTCTACTTTAGGCCGCTTGCCTTGGTCCTTGAAATACTCGATTGCAGATGCAATAGAGCTTTGACGGATAATGTAAACCTGCCTGCGGGCACGCTCATCTGCCGTCTCATAATTTGGTCGTGTCGATACAGGAATAGGCTTTCCTTGAACCATCTGATTGACTTCCTCCTTGACTGCTTCTACCCAGTCCCAAAATCCTTTGTCGTTTTTCTGTGCTTTTACCTTGTATACTTCACCCTGTTTTGCGTTTGAAAGGGCATTCCATGTAGCCTGCTCAGTAGTGAATGACATCAAGGATTTCTTACCTTCTTCCCGGTTTTTGTCCAGGTTGTGGTAACTTACATCCATTTGGGTGTATTTGTTTCTACCTTTGACTACATTCTTAGTAGATACCTGTTTAATTTCGATTAACATCTCTATCCCCTTTGTCTATATTATATCCAAACTCAGTCCTTTTTGTCAATACCTTGTTTTTGGTATTTATCCATGTCCTTGAGGTTAGGACCAATTTTAACCTCGCATGGAAACTTGCAGGGCAAGTCTATATTCCAGATAGCCTTCACATTCTTTGGAAGATAAATGTCAAATATATCGTACATAAGGTTGGCTACATCTCTTGCTTCTTCCTCCAGGCAATCAGCAACAATCGAATCGTGGACAGTAGACACCAGCAGGGACCGCATCTTTTTTTCATTCATGTTCTTCCTAAGACTTATTCTTGTTATTGCCAGAAGATCATTTCCTGTACCCTGTACTGGATAATTTGTCAGAATTGTCCACGGAATCATTCCATTCTCTTTGAGTCCTACCTGCCACTCACGGCCAAGTGGAGAACAGATGGGCTTGTTTCTTATGACCAGATCAGCAAGATTCCTGTGATACTTGTCTATTCCTTTGTACTTGTCATAGAACTTCCTGTTTATTTCATCCCAAAAGTCAGGATCATCAGAAACGCCCATAAAATCAGGATCATTAGCGAAGCTCCAGCCAGAACCACGGTAAATAGTACGAAAGAGGTACTTTTTGGAGATAAGCCTCGTTGGTAGATTAAATGCCTTTTGATTCGTCGAATGAACATCTATTTCCTCATTAAGTTCACGAAGACCTGTTTGATCATTAGCCAGCCAATTAAGAACTCGCCATTCAAGTTGAGATGCGTCACATTGCACATACATCTTATTGCTTTTTCAAAAGAGCAGGGATCTGCCTTGACATCTGCCTGAATGTAATCTTCTTTCTTAGTTCCTCGAATAGATCAGGGTAAACCGATTCCATCTCAGAGATAAGAGGGGAAAGTTCATCGTTATCCATGTGATCTTTCAGTCTCAGAATGGTATAGTATATCGAATCGGTTTGTTTTACCATCTTGTTGTAATAAGCTGTTGTGCTTCATCTGAAAGATTTTGTATGTTTGGGGATTTACTTGAAAGCCTGCCTGTCCTTGCCACTACCTGAGTAAAGGTCGTATGCAAAAGGTTATCTTTCCAATTCATTTCCTCATACAGCTTCCTGAATCCCTCATAATAAGTTGTCTTTAGCTTGGTCAATTCCTTTATCTTTAGAATACCGTCAATAAGTTCTCGATCTCCTCCTTTGAGTTTCAAAAGATAAGTTTCATCTACTGACCAGAAACCTGGTTTTTTGAGTTCGGATCCTTTGACTGGTGTGAATTTCCTTGGAAGTGTATAAGTTACCTCCTCGTTCTTTAGCTTAAGTTGTCCTTTTTTCTGTCCTGACTTATAAACCCCATCAGGAACTTTAACTGTGAAAGTAAGATCTCCACCATAAAGTAAAGCAGATAAATGCTCGTTAGAATTCCAATTAAAATTGGGAATATTATGATGGATAGAAAGCTTGTCCTGTATCTCCTTAATCTTGTCATCAACTTCTTTTTCTTTTTCTTTTGCTTTTTCTATATCAAAGTGAATCCCATTCCACTCCATTTCAGCAAGGACTTTAAGATCCATCATAGATATCATCATCAACTTTGCCTGATGTGGACGCATCATACTCATTTGTTTCTTGTAAAGCTCATAAGTAAGTCTCACATCTTGCAAGGCATATTCTGCCAAAACCTCCCTAGGAATCTTGTCAGTATTTATCCCATTGTTCCAGTACTCTTTTTCGATGACATCTATCTTTGAGCCAAGCCCATACTTTTCGCACACGCCATCGAGTGATGGATATGGGTTCTGCATTCTATTGTGGATAAACTCGAACAGTTGGCAACACCAGACAGGCTTGTTCTTGATGTCTATATCCAGTTTCCTAAGCCAATGAAGATCGTACTTTGCATTGAAGAATACAAGAAGATCTGCCTTGTTTATTTTTTCTTCTAATGACTTCTTTTCATGAAACAGTACACCTTCATCGTCATCGGATTTGAATGAGATACATACATTGATGTTTCTTGTATCGAATGGATTACCCTTGTTGTAGATGGTATTTTCGGTATCTATTGCAAGAATCTTCTTAGTCATCTACAGTCTCAAGTTCAGGTTTCGGTTTTTGATACTGAGGTTGAATCTTGAGTATGAATATGTTGTATCTCAATATCTCCAACTGATCTTTTCTTAATTGTGGTGCAACCCTGTCTACAAGCTTCTCGAAATTATGAACTGCATTTGTATAATGGTTCATTATTATTATTTACTTTTGATGAACAACTATGAGATTTGAACATATTAACTTTCACTAATACAAGTCCATCTTGGCACGGAGCCGCTCAACCTCATCTCTGGCGATCTCAAGCTCATCTTTAAGAGTCTTAAGTTCCTCCTTAAGAATCTCTACACCAGCCAGCGCGGTATCTCGCGCTTCTTTCCAGTGCTTTACGTCAGCCTTCAAGCGAACGATCTCCTTTGCAGCCTCGGCGCATAATTCTCCTGCACCTGTTCTAATCTCTAGAATTGACCATTGTCCAGTCCTATAGGCAAATGCAGCGTCCTTTGGAACTGATTCAAGCTTTTCAAGTAACTCTGTTTGATCCATATCATTCCTCTTGTTGCTTTATATCTTCGTACCGTGCTATCTCTGGTACTATCCTTACCTGAAATGTTCCGTGCCTCATTGTAGGATCGCTGTCATCATCACCGAATCCTTTATTTTTAAGGACTGAAATGAACCGGATATAATCCCATCCAGGTTGATTGTCTTTACCGATTCCGATGATGAAGTCTGCCTCCGCTGCCTTGGATGTCTTGGAGTTGGCTACGTGGGCCATCGTCAAATACCGCACCCCCTCTGCCGTTCCGTCAGCCTGACACACACCGATTACTGGACAGTGCTTTTTTGCCAATTCCCTTGCCCAACGGTAGATGTCACCAAGCTCCAGATCTTTGCGATCTGCAGAAAACCCCTCAATTTTGTCAAGCTGGTCTATGACTATCAGGCTTGGTCTTTGCTGCTCGGCAATACTTTCAACTTTCTGCTTGGTGAGGACAGCCTCGTCGATAAGTTTTAGCTTGCCTTTGGTTTTCTCCATGAAAGCGGCTTTGGCCCTTTCAGGGTACTTTTTTAGCTGGTCAATCCTTGCACCAAGAACAGCCTGATATTGCCTCAGTTTTACGTTGTGTCCATGCTCCTCATTGTTGAACCACAGGACCGGCCCCTGTTCCTGCCCAAGTTGACCGACCATGTAACCTACCTCTGACGCAAGGAAGGTTGTCTTTCCAGTTTCTGGCCTAGCGAATAGAAACAAGAAGTTTCCCTTTCGCAGACTCCCGATGGATTTGTTAAGGCAGTCTAATCTCCACCGTAGGCCGGGTTGCAATACATCGTGCTTGATTATCTCCGTTATATCGTCAGTCACGAAGTCGTCGAACACCATGGGGGGAACCTTTAGTTCTTCAGCCAGTTCTACTATTTTGTTTAGATCCCCATGCCCTTCAGAGTAGTTTGCTGCTAGGACGGCCAGCCTTCTGCTTGTAGCAAGCCGTTTATGCTTTTCAAGCAATGACTGGACAGTTTCCTGTCCGGAATCTGACACCATCTGGTCAAGGGTAGCTTTGACCAGTGGCTCATTCCGTTTGGGAAACTGCTTGGCAAGGGCAGTGTTCGCTACGTCTTCGAGGTGCAGGTCTCCTTCTTTTTGTTTGTGTAATTCGTCTATTGCGTGTAGAACAGGATGGACTTCTTTTGGGAATTCTTCAAAGGAAAGAAAGCTCCTGTACTTGTTATAATTATCCTTCTTTAGGAGTGCTTTCAGCAAGGAACTCTGCACCATATAGTTCTTTTATTTCTTCTTTGGTGAGAGACCGGCACTTGCCGGGTTTCATCGCATCACGCCACGCCTTGGCACGGCGGCGAGGATATCTCACTCGTGGATCGTATTCGTCGATAATAACTTCGTGGAATCCGTATGGTAGTTTCATTTTGGATCTATCTCCTTAGACAAGAGATTTTTCTAAAAGTTCAATTGGTATTTCTACCTTTTGAATAACATTTTTATTAACTTCTGACATTCATTTCATAAAGTTCCTGCCAAAACCTCCCCCTACCCCATGGCAGGGTATAAGGAGAGGTAGGTTCCTGCCCCGAGTTAACGGGATCGGCATGCTAGGGCATGGCACTCCCTAGTCCCCCGACTTGCCGATTCAACCAGTCGGACGGCTCACCATGCGGAGTT